AACCATGCGACTGAGACCGCACAGGATAACCGTGCGACTGAGACTGCACAGGATAACCGTGCGACCGTGGTCGCACAGGCAGAACGCAAATCCGTTGTGTTCCTCGGTCCGCATAGCCGTTATTCCCGTGGAGATATCGCGTGGTTTGAAGGATCGCACGCCGAAGAGCTGGTTAAGCGCCGTATCGCGGTATGGCCGAAGGATGCCGAACGCGCGCTGAAACCGAAGCCGGGAGACAGCGATTTTGATACTGACATTGGATGATGTGAAAACCCAGCTACGCCTGGAACTGGATTTCACGGAGCATGACGCCATGCTCACGCAAATGGTGAACGCCGCGCAGCGGAGCATCGAGCGTGATTACTACTGCAAGCTGGTCACCAGTGATGAAGAGCTGCAGGCGCTCCCGGAGACCGTCCGCGGATTTATCGCGGATGAAGATATCCGGCTGGCTATTCAGTTTCTGGTCAGCGATGCGTATCTGAATGGCCATACCGGACAGTGGCTGGAAACCGCTGCGGTGAGGCATCTTCTTTTCCCCCTGCAGGAGCATACGCTATGAGCCTGAAACCGGGTGATATGAACTGTCGCATTGCGATTAGCTACGTTCAGTCCGGTCGGGGGCCGCTGGGCGAACCGCTACCGGAAAAGCAGGTTGAATCGGGAAAAGCGTGGGCAAAACGGGAGCTGGTATCGGGGCGAAAAGTCCGCACGCTGGATCAGCAGCAGGTGGTGGAAACCTGCCTGTTCACGGTCTATCCGGGCGTGCTGGTTGATATTGACTGGAAAATCACGACGAAAAATCTGGTTTATACCGTCCGGAATATCGACCGCAAAACAGACCGGATCATTATCACGGGGGAGGCTGACGGGCGGCATGATAGAGCTGGCGATTAAGGGTGCGCTGGAGCGCATCACCGGCATGAATGCGTATCCGCTTTTACTGCCGGACACGGTCCAGGAAGGTGCGACCTTTCAGCGTATCTCTGACCCGGAAATGGTCTCGGGAATGTTGCGAACGGGGATCGTCTCTGCCCGTATCCAGGTGAATCTGTACCGTCTCGATGATTACACCTCACTGCTGCAGCTGGATAAAAAAATCTGGACGGAACTGAAGTCCGTCGTTCATGGCCAGCTGGAGGGTATCCCGGTTCAGTATGTGGAGCGAGGCGGTATCCATCAGGATAAAAACCAGCTGACGAATCGTCGCATTCAGTATCGCCTGACCCGCGATTTCATCATTCACTACGTGGAGGACTCCTCGTGATCCGAATGGAAGTTAAAGGGCTGGATGAGCTGGAGCGGCAGTTAATGGCCCTGGGCGAAAAAGTGGCGACGAAGGTATTGCGGGATGCCGGGCGCGAAGCGCTAAAGGTCGTCGAGGAAGATATGAAGCAGCATGCCGGCTTTGACGAAACGTCCGCCGGGCCGCACATGCGGGATTCAATCAAAATCCGCTCTTCCACCCGCAAGGGTAAAGGGAACGCGGTTGTAACGCTCCGTGTCGGCCCCAGCAAGCAGCACCATATGAAGGCGCTGGCGCAGGAGTTTGGCACGGTTAAACAGGTTGCAGACCCCTTTATCCGACCCGCCCTGGATTACAACCTCCAGACCGTTTTGCGCGTGTTAACCGTGGAAATCCGAAACGGCATTGAAAACAGGTAGCATCCGCTGCCGTATAAAAAGAGAGAGAAACATGGCTGATAAAACTTCGCCTGAATATGCGATGTTGCCGGCGGGCACCATTGTGAAATACGGGGAGCCTGGCGCTGCCACGTCAGCGCTGAAACCGCTGATTAACTGTAAAGCGCTGGGTGCAATGGGGCAGACGGGGGGCTTTGTCGACTGCACCACGTTACTGGATAAGCAGAAACAGTCCATCAGTGATCTGCCTGATGGGCCTGAAAAGTCGCTGGGCTTCATTGATGATCCGGGCAATACCGATTTTGCCGCGCTGCTGAACGCAGCAGAGGCCCGCAAGACCATCCAGTTATACGTCGAATTACCCAACAAGCGAACAGCGACGATGCTCCTGGCGCTGTCCGGGTGGCAGATGAATGAAATCGCCTCTCCGGCGAATGAGGTCATCCAGATCACTGTTCAGGGTAAGCAGAACAAGATCACCTGGGGAACCGTCGCTGTCTCTGGCGGCGCCTGATTAACTTAACCTTTAAACAGCCACCTTCGGGTGGCTTTTATTTTTAAGGACTACCTGTGAAAGATAAAGATTACCTGTCCACGCTGAAATCCGCGTTGCTTAAATCGGAGCCAACCGTCATTAAAACCGAGTTATTTGGCGCCACCGTATTCATCCGCCGCCTGACCGGGGATTACCTCATCAGTTACGAAGAGAAAATGGCTGAAACCGCAAAAGCTGGCGCAGCGCGCGAGGCATCGGAGCAAGCCATCCAGCTCGTCATCGATGCACTGGTTCAGCCGGATGGAACGGCCATTCCGGATGAGTTTAAACCCACGGCAGCCGAACTGCTGAAGGCCCATGAAAACCCCGAACTGCTGGCCGCAGTGGAAAAAGTGAAGCAACACGCAATCGGCAAGCTGGAGGAAGCGGAAAAAAACTGAGTGACTCGCCCTGGCTGGAGCTGATCTTCTGGCTGGCCGACCGCTGGGGCGAGCCTGACCCATCCAAAATTGCCGCATTGCCGGCAAACACGCTGTACCACTGGCGAGCCTACTTCCTGAAACAGGGCATTTTCCGCCGTCCTGGCGATGAAAACGCGCCACCTACCGAAACCACACCTGCGCCATCCCGGGTCGATGATGAATGCGCGGCAGTCATGAGGGCATTAATGTAATGGCAGACGTCGCATCTTTAGCGGTCGGGCTGCACCTGAACGCAGCCAGTTTTAAATCCCAGCTGCTGGGAGCGTATGGCGATGCGGAGAACCAGTCACGACGGTTCAACCGTAATGCTCAGGCGGACGCGAAAAAGACGGAGGACGCCTATAAAAAGGTCGGTCTGTCGATATCCGGGATGGCCAGCCGGCTGGCGGGGCTGGCAGGAGCCGGCCTTTCCATCGGTACGATCGTCACCACGTCCAGACAATATGGACAGGCGTTATCAGATCTGCAGGCCATCACCGGTGCGACTGCTGCTGAAATGAAAGCGCTGGATCTGGCTGCGCAGGAAATGGGACGCACGACAGAGTACAGCGCCAGCCAGGCCGCCGAGGCGCTAAAGCTGATGGCGTCGGCTAAACCGGAGCTTTTAAAAACGTCCGATGGGCTGCAGAAGGCGACGAACAGCGCGCTTATCCTGGCGCAGGCCGCCGGCACAACGTTGCCCGATGCGACCAGAACGCTGGCGCTCTCCTTAAACCAGTACGGGGCGAGCGCGCAGGAGGCGGATCGTTATATCAACGTGCTGGCCGCCGGCGCGAAGTACGGGTCGTCGGAGATTGTTGATACGGCGGCTGCCATTAAAAATGGTGGCGTCGCAGCCGCACAGGCCGGCGTTGGTTTTGAGCAGCTGAATGCCGCGATTCAGGTGCTGGCAGAGCGTGAAATTAAAGGCGGTGAAGCCGGCACCGCGCTGCGTAACGTCATCCTGAATCTGGAAAAGGGCACGGACAAGAGCCTCAAGCCGTCCGTGGTTGGTCTCAGCCAGGCGCTGACTAACCTATCTGGTAAAAATCTGTCTACGGCTCAGGCAGTCAAGCTGTTTGGGGTGGAGAACCTGAATGCGGCGTCTATCCTGGTCCAGAACCGTTCAAAGCTTGATGAGCTGACCGCTTCCCTGACCGGTACCAAAACAGCGCATGAGCAGGCATCCATCAGGGTTAACAACCTGAACGGCGACCTTATGGGGTTGACCAGTGCATTTGAGGGGATGATCACTAAGGTCGGAAAAAGCAGCGATGGCGCGTTGCGTGGCGGTATTAATGGGGCGACAGAGGCCATTAACGGACTGGCTGATAATTTCAGTGTCGTTTCAGATATCGCGCTGTACACGTTGATCCCGATTTTATCCTCAAAACTAACATCTGCACTGTCGGCATCAACCGCTGGTTTACGTGAAAATGTAAGCCTCTGGAATCAGAACCGGATCGCTATAAAGTCAAAGGCTCAGTCTGATGCCGAGAATGCCCGGCGAACACTGGAATCAACAGCCGCCACTTTAAAACGAAATGATGCAGAATTTGGTTACTACCGTCAGATGGAGCGGACAGCCAAACTGCATGGGCTGAACGTCAGTTACCAGAGCGAATTTATCCGGCTTATCCGACAGGAAACCGAGCAAACGAACCTGGCCAGCCAGGCGAAGCTGAAGCTGGCATCAGCAAACCGCCAGCTCGCTATCTCTACTCGTGCAATGTCCATTGCCGCGGGCCTGGGGCGGGGGGCGCTTTCTCTCCTTGGGGGGCCTCTGGGGGTTGCAACTCTGGCTGCCACGGCCATTTACGAGTTTAACCAGAGCAACAAGGTGGCAAGGCAATCGGCGCTGGATCTGAAGGACGCAGTTGTACAGACAACAGCAGAACTGCTGCGAATGTCTCAGGCCAAAATCGCCGTCAAAGTTGACGATTATCAGGAGCAACTGGAGGGAATTAACAAAGAGCGGGAGAAGGTCAAAAATGAGTTAACCCGTTACAGTGACACGCGCCTCAACCTGGCAAAAAGCAGAGAAGATGGAGCCCTCAGTTTTCTGTTTCCATCGGCGAACAGCCTTCAGAAAGAAAAAAATCAGTTGCTCGGTCAGCTGGAAGACCTGAATTCGGCAGCGGAAAGGACTCAGCAAAACCTTATTAATGCCCGGATTGCCGCGACGGGTAAAACCTTCGCCATCGATACATTTTTACCACCTGAGCAGCCGGGTAATACTGGCCCAACTGGAGATGATAATAACAATAATCCGTGGACCGGTGATGGTGGGGAGGGGAAAAAGAACAAGGAAAAGGTTGACCAGTTCAAGCAACTGAGGCAGCAAATTGAAGAGGCGCATGCGTCCAGTCTGGGTCGTATCAATCTTCAGGAGGTGGAAAGTAATCGCCAGTTGCAGGATGCGGCGAAAAAGTACGGTGCCAGTGATGCTGACCTGCAGAGGGTACTGTTACTGAATGCGGAGAACTACCAGAAGCAGAGACTGGATCTGGCGGCGCAGTATTCGCCGGTGAAGGAAACCCTCCTGAAAGAGCAGGAAGGCAGCCGGGAACTGGAGTCGATTTTTAAGGCTCGCCTGCTGACGGAACAAGAGTACCAGACTGCCCGAATCACTCTGGCCAGGGATACAGCCAAAGAGCTGCTGCAGGCGCAGGCTGACGAAATAGCTGCTCCTAAACTGGATATCGCCGGTGAAGTCGATCCCCTCGTCTCCCTGCGCAATCAGCTGGCGCAACGTCAGTCGTTGCTGCAGGCGTATTACACCGGTAATGCCATCAGCAAGGATCAGTACGAAATGCTGATGCAGAAGGCGACGAAAGAGTCGGCAGATGCGCAGTATCAGACTTCGCTGGAGTTGTACCGGTCACAGGGGGAGATGCAGAGCCTGGCCGTCGGGTTATTTGAAACGGCCCATGAGCGCTCAAGCAACTTCCTGACGAGCATGCTGACGCGGACGAGAAGCTTTAAGGAGAACATGGCTGACCTGTTTTCCTCGCTCACACAGTCAATCATAAAAAACCTCGTTGATATGGCCGCACAGGCGCTGGTCACCAGTTCTGTCATGCAAACCATCATGGGTGTGGTGGGAGCTGGAGTGAGTATTGCAGGTGGTGTTTCTGGAGCGGCTGATGTCGGCGCAGGAACTGCGATTCAGAATGCGGGTAATAACTTTAACTTTCAAATACCGGGTTATGCCAAAGGCGGTGTCTTCGATTCTCCTTCATTAAGTGCCTACAGCAACCAGGTCTACGACTCTCCGCAGTTCTTCGCTTTCGCAAAAGGGGCCGGCGTATTTGGCGAGGCCGGGCCGGAGGCCATCATGCCGCTGACGCGTGCCGGTGATGGTTCGCTGGGTGTACGCGCGGTGGGTGGTGGTCAGAACGCCGGCGCGTCGGAAGGGCCAAAAGTCTATATCACGATTGAAGGCGGAAACACCTCAACGCAGGCGCCGTCTGGTTTTGAGCAGTTTGGCCAGCAGATTGGCTCGTTTGTGGAGAAAAAATACAGGGAGCTGATGGCGCAGGATATGCGCCCTGGCGGGATGGTCTGGAATGCAGTTAAAGGGCAACGTTGATGGCTATTGAGATATTCACCTGGAGTCCGCGGGTTAATCCCCAGCAGACCGTTAACTTTCGTGTCCGGAAGGCGCAGTTCGGTGACGGGTATGCGCAGGTATCCGGCGATGGTATTAACACCCGATCACAGGATTGGGAGCTGAGTTTTGTCGGTACGGAGGACTATATCCGTCCGATTAAGCAGTTCTTCGACCGTCATGCCGGCACCCGCGCGTTTCAGTGGACCCCGCCTCTGGAAGAGGTGGGGCTTTACCGCTGCGAACAATATAAACCGGTGCCGCTGGGCGGCGGAAATTACTCACTTTCAGCCACTTTTATTCAGGCATTTAAACCATGAGCCTTAACGCGAATTATCAGAAGTTAGAGCCAGGCGATGAGGTTCGTCTCCTGGAGATCGATGGCCAGGCGTTTGGCCTGGACGAGGTTTTGTATTTCCACGGCTATAACGTCCCCCATACTGCAGCCGAAATCCTCGCCGCTGACGGCGACCTGGATAAGCTGCCTGCGAAAAGCATCTGGTGGCAGGGGCGGGAGTATAAAGCCTGGCCATGTGTAATCGAAGGGATCGAGTCATCCACCACTGGCAGCGACGCGCAGCCAACGCTGCGGGTAGGGAACATCGACGGGAAAATATCCGCGCTCTGTCTTCATTACGACGATCTGGCTCTGGCGCGGGTTGTCATCCACGACACGCAAAAACAGTATCTCGATGCGAAGAACTTTCCGGACGGGAATGCCTCAGCTGATCCGACGCAGGAGAAACGGCGCCTTTTCTTCATTGACGTAAAGCATTATGAAGACGATGAGAAGGTGGAATTTACTCTCTCCAGCCCGTTTGCCCTGCAGGGGATGATGATCCCCACTCGCCAGCTGCATGCGATTTGCACCTGGTGTATCCGCAATCAGTACCGCAGCGGTAACGGGTGCGACTATGCCGGCACCCGGTATTTTGACAGGAACAATCAGCCAGTTGATGACCCGTCGCAGGATGTCTGCAACGGAACGCTCACGGCCTGCAAATTACGTCATGGTGAGAATAGCGAACTGCCGTTTGGCGGGTTCCCCGGCACTTCATTAATCAGGAGCTGATATGCGTCAGAAAACGATTAAGGCCATCCAGGAACATGCGGCCGCAGAATATCCGCGCGAGGCCTGCGGCCTCGTCGCCCAGAGGGGCCGAGCGGAGCGTTATTTCCCCTGCCGGAACCTGGCCACAGAGTCGAAAGATAATTTTGTGCTGGCGCCGGAGGATTATGCGGAGGTTGAGGAATGGGGAGCGATCACCGGTATTGTTCACAGCCATCCTGATGCCACCACCCAGCCGAGCGAACTGGATAAAGCGCAATGCGACGCGACCCTTCTCCCCTGGCATATTATCAGCTGGCCAGAAGGCGATCTCCGTACCATCCACCCGCGTGGTGAGTTGCCGCTCCTCGAGCGACCATTCGTGCTGGGCCACTACGATTGCTGGGGCCTGGTGATGAGCTATTTCCGGCAAACCCACGGCATCGAGCTGCACGATTACCGCGTCGATTATCCGTGGTGGGAAAAGGAGTATCCGGACAATTTTTATCAGGACTGCTGGTATGAATGCGGGTTCCGTGAGTTTGATGGTCCACCGCAACCGGGTGATATGGTGATCATGCAGGTGCAGGCGGATAAGTGGAACCACGCCGGGATTCTGCTGGAAGGGAACCTGCTGCTGCATCACTTGTATGGCCATCTCAGCAAGCGCGTGCCGTATGGTGGGTACTGGATGGAAAGGACGATGAAGGTCGTTCGGTATAAGTCTCTATGTTAATATTTCGTCTTCTTTAAAAGGAGATGAATTAGTGAAAATTATTTTAGCATTGCCGATTATTATCGGGGCATTCATTCTTACTGGTTGTAAGTCACCGTCGGAAGTCCGTCAGAGTGGTCCGGAAGAAATATTTCATTCGAATAAGAATGTGAATGATGTTTCTGAGTGCATTTTATCAGGCTGGCAGGAAAAAAGTTTTCTAACAGGACCTGTCCCGGTATATATTCAGCCTTATAAAAACGGTAAGACTGTCTATATAGACGTATATACTTGGGTTGCAGATGTGATTCCTGACCAAGATGGGAAAAGTAAAGTTATTTACTTCTCTCAAAATGCCAGAAGAAGCGCTGAAATGAAATCGGTGATCAAATCATGCATATAAAAAAGGTGTGGTTGTATGATTACAGTTCAGGAGTCAATGGTTAATATTGAGCTGAGCGGTGAATTAGGAAAGCGATTTGGTAAAAAACATAAGCGCCTAGTAGCCACTACAAATGAAGCTATTCAGGCGCTTTGCTGTACGATCAGTGGCTTTGAAATGTTCATGAATAAAGCGAAAGAACGAGGATTGACTTTTGCGATATTCAAGAACGGGAAAAATATAGGGCTAAATGATTTTTCTTATCCTGTTAATGATGAAACTATAAAAATAGTCCCTGTTGTTATTGGTAGTAAAAAAGCAGGGGTATTGCAGACTATCCTTGGCGCAGTAATCATAGCTGCTGCCGTTATGCTTGGACCTGCCGGCGCCGGTGCTTTAGCCGCAGGCACTGCGTGGAATGTCGGGTTGGCTGGCGGCGCCATGATGCTCGGCGGCGTCGTTCAGATGCTCTCCCCACAGCCAGCTGGCCTGGCACGAAAAGAATCCGCTGACAATAAAGCGTCCTACGCCTTTGGGGGCGTGACGAACACTGCCTCTCAGGGATACCCGGTCCCTTTGCTTTATGGCAAACGGCGAATTGGCGGCGCCATTATATCTGCCGGTATTTACGTAGAAGACCAGCAATAAGTTTTATTCAGTAAACCATCCAATTCAGGCCACCTTGCGGTGGCTTTTTTTATGGGCGTAATATGGCAAATAACATAATTAAAGGGCGCAAGGGTGGCGGCTCAAAGCAGCGTACACCGACGGAACAGCCGGATGATTTACAGTCCGTTGCAAAAGCCAAAATTCTGCTCGCATTAGGTGAGGGTGAATTTGCAGGTGGTTTAACCGGGAAAGATATTTATCTTGATGGCACCCCGCTTGAAAATGCTGATGGTTCGCAAAACTTCAGTGGCGTGTCCTGGGAATTTCGCCCCGGCACGCAGGCTCAGACTTATATTCAGGGTATTCCCGGTACTGAAAATGAAATCAGTGTAGGAACGGAAGTTTCCAGCAAGACAGCCTGGACCCATACCTTTACTAATACCCAGCTTTCTGCCGTTCGTGTCCGCCTGAAATGGCCGTCCCTGATGAAACAGGAAGATGACGGCGACGTGGTGGGCAATACCGTCAAGTATGCGATTGACCTGCAGACCGACGGCGGCGCCTGGCAGACGGTGCTGGAAACCGCTGTCACGGGTAAAACCACCTCCGGTTATGAGCGGAGCCATCGTATTGATCTGCCCCAGGCCGGCAGTACCTGGACGCTACGCCTGCGTAAAATCTCTCCGGATGCAAACAGTGTCAAAGTTGGCGACGTGATGACGCTGCAGAGCTATACCGAAGTGATTGACGCGAAGCTGCGTTATCCCAACACCGCGCTGCTTTATATCGAGTTCGACTCCAGCCAGTTTAATGGCTCCATTCCGCAAATTTCCTGTGAGCCGCGTGGGCGCGTGATTCGTGTGCCGGATAACTACAATCCGGAAACCCGCGAATATACCGGCGTCTGGACCGGCGGGTTTAAATGGGCCTGGACGGATAACCCGGCCTGGATCTATTACGACATTGTTACAGCTGACCGTTTTGGTCTCGGTAATCGTCTGAGCAGCGCCAATATTTCGAAATGGACGCTGTACCAGATTGCACAGTACTGCGATCAGCTGGTTCCTGACGGGCGCGGTGGTGACGGCATGGAGCCGCGCTATACCTGTAACGTCTACGTCCAGGAACGCAACGATGCTTACACCGTACTGCGAGACTTTGCCGCCATTTTCCGGGGCATGACTTGCTGGAACGGTGAGCAGATTGTTGTGCAGGCTGATATGCCGCGTGATGTCGATTTTACCTATACGCGCGCCAATATTGTCGGCAAACCCCGTTATTCGAGCAGCAGCAGCCAGGTTCGGTACACCAACGCCCTGGTTTCCTGGTCTGATCCGGATAATGCTTATGCTGATGCAATGGAGCCGGCGTTTATCCCGGAACTGGTTTCCCGCTACAGTTTTAACCAGCTCGAAATGACCGCGATTGGCTGTACGCGCCAGAGCGAAGCCCACCGTAAGGGGCTGTGGGGCATACTGACCAACAACAAAGACCGGGTCGTTGAGTTTGATGTGGGGCTGGACGGTCGCATTCCTCAACCCGGTTATATCATTGCCCTGGCGGATGAGTTGCTGGCCGGACGGGTCAACGGCGGGCGGATCAGCGCGGTGAATGGCCGGGTGATTACGCTGGATCGTGATGTGGATGCCAAACCTGGCGACCGCCTCCAGCTAAACCTGCCATCCGGGATCTCACAGAGCCGGACCATCCAGGCCGTTAACGGACGCCGGCAGATTACGGTCACAACGGCGTACAGTGAGACGCCAGAACGGGAATGCGTCTGGGCCGTAGAATCTAATGACCTCTTTCTGCAGCAGTACCGGGTCACAGGGGTAAAAGAGAACGGCGATGCCACCCTCACGATCACCGGCGTGTCACATGACCCGGATAAATTCGCCCGCATCGATACCGGCGCGATTATCGATCAGCGCCCGGTTAGCGTATTGCCGGCGGGCAACCAGTCACCTCCTGACGATATTGTCATCACATCCCGCTCGGTCGTGAATCAGGGGATCAGCGTCGAAACGATGCAGGTTAACTGGTCAGCGGTCAGCGGCGCTATTGCCTACGAGGCGCAGTGGCGCCGTAACGACGGGAACTGGATTAATGTGCCGCGCAGCTCGACCACCTCGTTTGAGGTCAGCGGCATTTATGCCGGTCGTTACCTGGTTCGCGTCCGTGCGATCAATGCGGCGGAGATCTCGAGCGGCTGGGCGTATTCCGAAGAGAAAACCCTGACCGGCAAGGTCGGCGAGCCGCTGGCACCGCTGGCGCTGGCAACCCGTTCGCTGGTTCATGGGGTCCAGGTTAGCTGGGAGTTCCCGACCGGCTCCGGGGATACGCTGCGCACGGAACTGCAGTACAGCAAAAACCAGGACGGCAGTGCGCCAATGCCGTTATCAGACGTGGCCTATCCGGGGAAAAGCTATCAGCAGATGGGCCTCAGTATGGGCGCCGAATTCTGGTACCGGGCGCGCCTTGTGGATCGTCTTGGCAATGAAAGCCCGTGGACCGGCTGGGTCCAGGGGATGGCCAGCGATAACTTTGATGACTACTACGAAAACCTGACCGACGCGATCAAGGATACGGCTGCCTGGGAGGAAACGCAGCGCACCATTAGCGAAACGCAGGAAGGTATCCGCAATACGCAGCAGGAACTGGAGCAGACCGCTGAAGCTCTGCGTAAGGAAGCCGAAGACCAGGCGAAGCAGGTCAGCCAGGATATTGACGCATCGGCGAAAAGCATCACTGCTGATGTTGACGGGAAGATCTCCGCCGTGAATAAAACCATCACGGATGAGATAACCTCGGTCAATGAGGCTCTCGATTCTGGTCTGGCTCAGGCAAACAAAGGCGTTCAGGAGGCAAAATCCGCCGTCGCAGATGCGAACAAGCAGATCGCAACTGTGAACAAGTCGCTGACCGACAGCATCACCCAGGTAAGACAGTCAGTCACCGATACGGCTGCGGAAATCAACGCCACCATCGACCTGGAGATTGCCAGGGTCAGCAAAACGCTGGCCGACGGCGATGCCGCATTGAATGCGCAGATAAAGACTGCTGAAAATGGCCTGAAGCAGTCGCTGTCTCAGGTCAACACCACGCTGACCAATGCGGTGAAGCAGGAGACCGCGGATCGTATTGCCGATGTTAACGCGAAGGCGTCACAGGCCGCTGATGAACTGCTGGCGGCAACGCAGGGGATTGAGGCGAGTATCGAGAGCCTGACTCAGGTGATGAAGACCGCCGATGAAAATCTGGCGCGGGAAATGTCCAGCCTCGCTGCCGGCGCTAATATCCAGTTCGATTCGCAGGTTATCTGGCATTTCAACAATCAGACGACCGAGGGCTGGACCGGCAGCGCCGGCGTACCGGGTGTGTCACAGGATGGCTGGTTACGCCCGGCGGACAGCGCCACCGATCCGTACATTACCTCTCCTGGCGGGCTGGCTGTCGATGGTGCGGCGTACCGTTTCATCATGCTGCGCTTTCGTAAAACCGGCAAACCAGTCTGGGCGGGTGAGATCCGCTGGGTGTCTGCCGGCGAAAACTTCACTAACACGAAGCGATACATTGTTGCTGAGCCGGAGTATGCCGATGGGGTGGCAACCCTGACGGTGCGTGATATTCCGTGGACAGGGAACATTGATCGTATTCGCCTGGACCTGACGAACCAGCAGGATGCCAGCAACTTTATCGAATTCGACTGGATCGCCGTTGGCCGGCCAGCACCCGGCGCCAGTACGGCGGCTCTGCAGGATGTGCGCAGCACGCTGAGTAACGCGCTGACCGCCGAAGCGCAGGCACGCAGCACGCTGGCGGCGCAGATGCGTGGCTCCTATGATGGGAACGATCTGGAGAAAGTCACCTCCGGGCTGCTGTACCAGGAAAAAACCGCGCGCGTTACCGCCATCTCGGCGGAAGTTAAGGCCAGAGAGTCCCTGCAGACGCAGTTTAACGACAACAAAGCTGCTGTTTCTGGTGAACTGAGTTCTCTGACGACAGAGCAGAGCGCGCAGGCGAGCCGTATCGGTGGCCTGGAAACCAGCCTCGGGAAAAAAGCCGATGCAGCCGCGCTGACGTCCCTGACGCAGAAAGTTGAGCAACAGGGCGCCACGCTGACATCGCAGGGCGCCGCGTTAACATCGCTCACTAACCGGGTTGGCCAGACGGAAACGGGCCTGGCTGGTACGAATGAGGCACTGAGCGGGCTGCAGTCTGTTGTTACCCAGCAGGGCGACAGGATAACCAGCCAGGGTCAGTCCATCACGAAACTGACGAGCGATTTGGGCACGACAAATTCCGCGCTGGCGAAGAAAGCTGAAGCGGCTGCGGTCACTGCCTTAACGCAGCAGGTAGAGCAAAACGGGCGGGATATTCGCAGCAATACTGACAGCATCACCAGCCTGTCGAATCAACTGGTCAATGGCCAGCCGAATCGCTGGTCCCGTCGGATCTATCCGGTGCAGCTGGCTAACGCCGGGACAGTCCCGTCATTCAGCGATGTTCGCGCTGTGGCACCAACGGTAGTGGATGAGGTGGCCGACGCGGCCAAACTGGACTTTACGTCCGCCGGCAGCTATCTGATCGCGCTGTATTCCTGCCAGGTGAAAGTGGCCGCAGATACCACCATCACACTGGCGCCCGGCGCCAGGGTTTTTGATGATACCGGCGCCATATTTGTGAATGGGGTTCAGGTCGCCTGGGGTAACGCCAGCAGGAATACCGTCAGTTTTGAACTGAAAGTCGGCTGGAACACCGTTGAGTTTCTGGTGAATCAGTGGACCGGCCAGGCGTATATCAACCTGGGCCTGAAGCTGTCAGACAAGGTTGCTGAGATGTACTCCGGTCTCGGGGTTTCCGCGCTGGCAAACGCAGCCGGCGTGCTCAGCTCGAATGTCAGCCAGATTGGCAACGAGGTGGTCAGCAATTCGCAGAGCATCACCCAACTCCGGAATGCGCTGACGCAGACAGACGCGAACGTGGCCAGCAAAGCGGATCAGACGGCGATGAACTCGCTAACCGGACGAGTGGAGAAGACGGAATCCGGGCTGACGGCTGCTAACGCCAACATTACCTCGCTGAAATCCGCTGTACGGGCCGGAAACGCATCAGGCGGAGATTTAATTCCCAACCCGACATTTGACCCGGCTTACGACCAGATGGGGTTTAGCGTCGTATCCACGACGGCTGAGGAGGTCCCTCCTGGCTGCCCGTATGGTTATGCGGCCAGAATTGCCAGTCGGGATCACCATCCTAACTTTGCCGCGTTCCCGGCCACGCTTAACGATGTGATTGAGATCAGCGCACTGGTTGCCTGCGGCGCTGGCACGGCGAATTTTAATCTGTATGTTGGCACCGCCGTTCGGCCAGATACGAGCACCGGTGCGCCACTCATGGCGGGGGGCGGAAAATCACCTTCTGCGACCTGGCAGAGAACCACCTGGCGCTTCAAGGTCACGCAGGCGATGGTAGACAGGGGTTATATCCGCCCGTTCCTGCAGATCTCGCAGAACAGCCCGTATGGCACCGTATGGTTCGTTACGGACTGGCATATGCGAAATGTGACAGCGGCGCAAAAGGTTCAGGATACTGCGGATGCCACGGCGGCGGCGGTTGACTCGCTGACCACCACCGTGACGCAACAGGGTAATCTGCTGACCTCGACCGGCAACCGGACAACCCAGCTGGAAAACGGGCTGGCCACCACCAATGCCGCAGTGGCCAAAAAGGCTGATGCGACAGCGGTGCAGGATTTGACCAATACCGTCACACAGCTGGGCAACGATCTGACTGCTGCGAACAGCGCCATCACGAAACTGACCGGAAATCTGGCGAATACCGATAAAGCGCTGGCGCAGAAAGCCGATGCGACTGCGCTGGCCACGCTCGACACGAAAGTGACGCAGCAGGGTAAAACGCTGGAGAGCCAGAGCAATTCGCTGACGAATCTGTCGAACAGTCTCTCGCAAGTTGCGGCAGATATCGATGCCAGCGGTCAGATACCGGGTAACCTGGTCGTGAATCCCTCATTTGAACGCGGGCTGGATGGTTATACCGGGCGGTCAACCGCGACCAGTGTGGTGGAGGTTTCCGCTCCTCACAGCGGGACGCGGGCGCTGAAGGTTGATCCGGGGAGCGTGTCTCCGGGGCAATACATCCCGTTTGTTCAGGGGCGAACCTATGAAATCGGGGTGTGGGTCAAGGAACCCGGAGCGACGACGGATAATGGCGCGGGGAACAACAAGTTGCGGATCGGTAACTCTGCCGGCCAGCCGGTCTTTGAGCGTCCGTACAACAGCGGCACGGTGGGGACAAACTGGACCCTGGTTTCCGGTCGCTGGAAAGCGACGGAGACAGCCAGCCTGCCGGTGACGCTGAGCAACTATCTGATTAGCGGCAGCCGCTACTTCGATGATTTTTACGTCACTGACGTTACCGACCGGGTGGACATCGATGCCACCGCCGGCGCCGTTACCGGACTGACGAGCCGGGTCAGCACAGCGGAAGGGGCCATCACCTCACAAAGCCAGCAGCTGACGAACCTGCAGAACAGCCTGAACACGACCAACAGCAATGTGTCGAAGAAGGCCGATGCCACGGCACTGACTTCGGTCGATAACCGGGTGACAGAGGCGGAAGGGAAACTGACCACACAGAGCCAGCAGCTGACAAATCTGGCGAATGTGCTGACGGCCACCCGCAACGCCGGCGACAACCTGATCCCGAACTTTGATTTTCTGCAGGGCAGCACTGCCTGGGATATTCAGTATCCAGCCGGTGTGACCTTTGGCGATTTCGGGGACGGGAAAGCGGGGGTCCGGCTGAACCGGACGACCACTATCAGCCCAGGAATTTTCTCCAACAACAACAAGCCGGTGCCGCTGAATGGCCAGCGCAAGTACCGGGTGGTGGTGAAGGCCAAAGGTGTTTCCGGAGCGATGAGTCTGCTGATCCGTCGCCAGAACAAAATTGGCCAGACGGATAGCACGTATGAGGATAAAACGGTCACGCTGACCACTGACTGGCAAACCATCACCTGGGAAACCGGATTGACGGCTGCCGGCGCGGACGGGCAGAACTTCAAACTTTATTCTCATCCGACAAACGGTGAAATCTGGCTCGATTCCGTCCGGGTTTTTGATATCACCGATGAAACCAACATCAAGGCGACCAGCGATGCTGTTTCGTCTCTGACCGGGACGGTGACGAACCAGGGGAACACCCTGACATCACAGGGGCAATCCATCACGGCGCTGAATAACGCGCTGGAAGGGGTCAAAGGCGATGTGGCGAAGAAGGCTGATGCGTCGGCGGTCAGTTCACTGACCAACCGGGTTACCCAGACTGAAAAGGATATCCGTAGCCAGGCCGACAGCCTGACCAGCCTGAATACATCGCTGAAGCAGCAGGCGACACGGGGAGCCAACGTACTGCCGGACGGCAGTTTTGAATCCTATGCCGTCGGCGATGTTCTCAGTAATGCCCGCGCCGTTATCACCAGTGAAGCTGCTCACAGCGGGACCAAAAGCCTGCGTGTTACGCGCAGTACGGAGTACAACCCGAACGCGACGGATAATAACGATACCCATATCTTTTCAGGCATGCAGGTTCGCGATAACGCGGTCTATTACGTGGAGGCGTGGGTTAAGTTGCCGGCTGGCTCGACCGCCGATCCGACCGTTTATATGGTACTCGGATTTTCCTTCCAGGATTCAGCCAATGGCTGGTCGTGGCCTGGCCTGAACGTGAAAGTCTCCGAGTTGTCGGTGGACAACTGGACAAAAGTCAGTGGCTATCTGACCAACAACCGAACCGCACTGAAACAGGCAATGGTGAGGATCTCCATCCCGAATACACCAAAAGTTCGCCTGGGTGACGCCTTCCTGATTGATGATCTGATCATCACTGACGTGACCGATGCGAAAGCGGCGCTCGATGCCGCCGATGCGAATGCGCAGGCGCTTTCCAGTCTGTCCGCGTCAGTCACGCAGAACGGGAAGAATATTACGTCTCAGGGCAGCGCGATCACGAAGCTGCAGTCGGATGTGACGCAACTTGGTAAGGATATCAGCGGCAAGGCCGATGCCAGCGCGCTGACGAATCTGACGACCCGCGTGACGGCTACCGAAGGCAGCCTGAAATCGCAGGGAGACAGCCTGACCAGCCTGCAGAACAGCCTGAACACGACTAACAGCAATGTGGCGAAGAAGGCTGATGCAACGGCGCTGCAGAGCCTGCAGAACACCGTTGAACAGCATGGCAGGGATCTGACCGCGCAAAGCAGCGCGCTGACGAACCTGGAAAACAACTTTTCCTCCCTGGCCGTTGGCGGGACCAACCTTATCCGCAATGCGGACACACTGGAGGGATGGAGCAGCCGCCACGCCACAGAGACGTATCTGGGCGACCGCGTGGCCTACACCCGGCTGGCGAAAGGTGCATCCGGTTATATCCAGCTGGATGAACAGACGCTGGATGTTACCGGGCGTACGGAATTTGTATTCAGCTTCTATGCGAAAGGGGCTTATGACGGGCAGGAGATGGCGAGTTATTTCTATAACCCGTCGAACACCACCACCACGGAAACCAGCCAGGGCGTTAAAGGCGGGGCCGGTGACGGCAAGGCGGTCACGAAACTGACCACCGCATGGGCGCGTTACTGGGTGAAATGGGTTATTCCTGCCACCAGTGGCACCAAACGGCTGATTGCCGCGCGTCTGGAAAGCGCGACGTCTGCCGACAAAGAAGTCTGGCTCTGCCGCCCTCAGCTGGAAACCGGGACCGTGATGACCGACTGGTCACCGAGTCCGGATGATGCAGCCAGCGGTATTACCGCGAACACCTCGGCCATTAACAGCCTCACCAGTCGGGTGACGAATGCCGAGGGGCAGCTGACCGCGCAGTCTCAGAGCATCACGAATCTGCAGAACAGCCTGAACACCACCAACAACAACGTGGCACAAAAGGCCAGCGCGCAGTCGGTGAGTGATCTCACCAGCCGGGTCACCAGTGCGGAAGGCAAAATCACCTCCCAGGGGCAGGCTATCACGAAGCTGCAGGGCGATTTGAGCAGCACCACCGATAAGGTCAACACCAAAGCGGATCAGACGGCGCTTAACGCGCTGACTGGCCGGGTTGAGAAAACCGAGGCAGGCCTCACGGCAGCCAACAGCAACATCGTCAGCCTGACGGCGGCGGTGAATGCCGGGAATGCTGCCGGGGATGATTACATTCCAAACCCGTCATTTGATCCGGCGTATGACCGCATGGGTTATGACGTGGTGGAGACCACCGCCGATGGTGTGCCGGCTGACTGCCCGTTCAGGTATGCCGTCCGGCTGGCCGGGCGAGACCATGTGCCAAAAATCAACAATATCGCCGTGACGCCGGGCGACGTTTACGAAATGTCTGCTCTGGTAGCGTGTGGTACCGGCAGCGCTGACTTTAATTTCTACATCGGTCGGGCCACCACTGCTACTGGTGGCATCGGGGCGAGAGCGTCCGGGGGAAACACCAGGACCACCACCGCGTGGAAACGAGCCACCTGGCGCTTTACTGTGCCGGCAGACACGAACTTCCTGCGACCGTTCCTGCAGGTTAATCAGAGCAGCCCGTTTGGCACTGTCTGGTACGCTGCCGACTGGCATATGCGTAACGTGACGGCGGCGAACAGCGCGCAGAAAACCGCAGATGCGACCGCAAAAGCGGTGGATTCACTGACCACCACGGTTAGCCAGCAGGGCGATACGCTCAGCAGCATCGGCACGCGTACCACCTCGCTGGAGAACAGCCTCCGATCGACAAACGATACGGTGAGTAAAAAGGCTGACACGACAGCGGTGACGCAGCTGCAGGGCACGGTGACGCAGCAGGGGAATGACATCGCGGCAGCCAACAGCGCGCTGACAAAACTCAGCAGCGATCTGGCCACGACGAATGCGAACGTGAACAAAAAAGCGGACGCAAGCGCGATGAACACCCTGCAAAACCAGGTCACGGAGCAGGGCAAAACACTCAGTGCGCAAGGGGATTCTTTGACGCAACTGAGTAACAGCCTGAGCCAGACGGCAGCAGATATTGACGCCAGCGGGAAAATGCCGGGCAACCTCATTGTCAACGGCAGTTTTGAGCGCGGCGCGGCGGGCTTTACCGGCTGGAGCAGTACCGCAACGGTGGCCGATTTACAGGTTCCGCACTCGGGTAACAAGGCACTGAAAATGTCTGCCGGCCAGTCTAACCTGGTCGGACAGGAAATCAGTATTACCCAAGGCCGTACCTACCGCATGGGGGTATGGGCGAAGCAGGATCCGGGGACCACGATTAAAGATGCGGATAACACGAAGTTTCGTGTGGCCGACAGCACTGGCCTGCTGGCCGGCTCAAACTACGGACCGTTTAGTTCTGGCTGGCAACTGGTAACGTTTGACTGGAAAGCCACGAAGACCACAATGGCCAGTTTCCAGCTGACGACCTTCCTCAGCGCGGGGGCAATGTATTTTGATGATTTCCATGTTCTCGATGTTACGGATGAAAAGGATATCGCGGCTAACGCCGGGGCCATCTCTCAGATGAATACCCGCGTCACCGCTGCGGAAGGGGCTATCACCACCCAGGCGCAGCAGCTGACGAAACTCAGCGGCGATCTGGCCGTCACGAATGCGGCGGTCAGTAAGAAGGCTGAGCAAAGCGCTGTCACCGGGTTGACCACCCGGATGACGTCTGCTGAGGGTAAACTGGATTCGCAGTCGCAGCAGCTCACCAGTCTGCAGAACAGCCTGACCACGATGAATACGGAGCTGGGGAAAAAGGCTGACACGTCCGCGGTGAGTTCACTGACCGGTCGCGTCAGCCAGGTGGAAAACACCATCACCAGCCAGTCGCAGAGCATCACGTCGCTGACCAGCACCATCAATACCATCCGCACTCAGGGAGCTAATCCGTGGGTTGACGGTACATTTGAAAGCTACAGCGATGGCCAGGTGCTGGGCGGGAGCGGTACCGCCGTTGTGGTAGCGTCTCAGAAATTCACCGGCGATAAGAGCCTGAAGTTGAGACGGGATGAGAACAACGGCGGCAACAGCGATAAACAGCTTGGCACCTGGCAGTCAGTCCGTGAGGACGCGAAGTTCCGGTTTGAGTTCTGGGCCATGATGCCGGCGGATCAGGCGCCCTCCTCCGGGTGGACGACGCTGGTCGGTATCCAGTCGCAGAATGCTGCCGGGCAAAATGCCTGGCAGGCGGCGGTCACTATCAGCGAAGCCTCTCTGGGCGCGCGCGATAAATGGGTGAAATTTACGGGTATCGCCAGTAACAACGGGGCGGGCAGAACACGCGCGGTGGTCTGGATCTCCACCCGTGGCGCCACCGGCAACGGTACCCCTGGCTATTCACTGTATATCGACGATCTGGTCATCACGGATGTTACCGATGCGAAAGCGGCACAGGATGCCTCTGACGCGACGGCGAGCGCCGTGAGCGGCCTGACGGCGCGCGTAACGGATGCCGAAGGGAAAATCACTGCCCAGGCGCAGCAGCAGACAGCACTGGCCTCGAAAGTGGATAACGCCAACTCCCGCGTCGATAACATGGCGAAGACGCTGAGCGACAGCCAGAGCACACAGGCCAGCCTGAATACCTCGCTTCAGTCGCAGATTGACGCGCAGGCGGCCGCCAACATCAAAAACCAGACGACGCTCGACAACGCGATTAAATCGGTGGCCAGTATCACCAGTACCCAGCATACGCATGCAACGGCACTGGAGGCGCTGGCAACGCAGCAGACGACCCTGACATCCAGTGTCGGGGATCTCAGCGCTTCCGTTCAAAACACCGCTAAAACCGTGGCGGATGTGAATGGTACGGTGAGTTCGCTGTGGTCGATGAAGGTTGAGACGGTTAACGGGAAGAATGTTGGCGCGGGGATTACGCTGGGCAGCAATGGTGAAACGAGCGACATGATCCTCTACGCCGACCGCTTCTCGCTGTTTAACCGTAACAATGCGACGGCAGTGCCGGTGATGATTGCCGAAGGCAATGAACTGTATATCGATACGGCACGTATCAAAAACAGTTCCCTGACCTCAACCAAAATCGCGGACGGTTCCATCACGAACGCGAAGATCGGCAACGAGATCCGCTCGAATGACTTTGTTGACGGGTCACGCGGCTGGCGTATCGCTAAGGATGGCTCTTCGCAGTTCAACAACGTGATCGTTCGCGGTGCGGTTTATGCGACTGACGGCTGGTTCCAGGGGACGGTATATGCGAACCACATCGAGGGCGACATCGGGTCATTTGCGATCAACATCGCTCAGCACCGCACGCGCAAGGTGCCGAAGGCTACATGGCAGTGGTTTGAGCTGGCCCGGTTCCGGCGGCAGAATTTCGACCAGGTGATCAATATTCGCGGTGGACTCCTCCAGACGGATAGCATCACTATCGACGGCGGCGCGAAACTCAGAGCGGGGATGTCCTACGCGCCAGGGGATGACGGCGGACTGAATCCTGGCTATCTGTCGTATGCAATGCTTCTTCGTGGCACAGGCGCTACGTCTGGTGGCGGCAGTATGGAGCTAGGCATTGAGCTTATGTATGAAACAGGTGGAGCAACACGCCTGTTAACGGCGCAAGAGTCAATGAACGTAGACAACATGTCATTTGTCGTCCCTGCCGGTACTGGCGACGCTGTTCTGCGATATGGCTGTTACCTGGACCGTAACGGACAGATGGTATTAACCATCCTCTCAAGATTCGACGCCTTCGCCGCGCGCAATAACAACGTAATTCGCGGTTCATCAACCTGATAACAATATATGGCCCCGCAAGGGGCCTTTTCTTTTTCCAGGGAAAACCATCCAGGAGGAACTTTATTATGGCGATGTATGAAGTCGGTACCGTCACGGGTGCCGCGTCGCAGGCACGGGTGACAGGTGCGACAACAAAATGGTCACAGGAGGCGCTGGGGATACAGCCCGGGTCGATTCTGGTGGTCTACCGCAGCGGTAGTGCTGACCTGTATGCGATCAAATCCGTGGACAGCGACACGCAACTGACGCTGACCCGGAATATCACCACCGCATTTTCCGGCGCCTCTTACGGCATTATTACCGCTGAAACCGCCAGCACCTCGTCGTTTGCTAACCAGCTGGCCAGCGCGTTTGCATTCTGGCGTAGTGTGGTGGAGGGCTGGTCGATGGCCCTGACCGGCAGCGGCGATATCACCCTGACTGACCCGATCACCGGAAAGCAGGTGACCGTGCCGGCGATAGCCGGGATGGCGAAGGCATCAGATCTTAACGCGCTGGCAAAACTCACCGGAGGAAACAAACTCGACGGCTCGCAGGTTATAACCAGCGATAATGCCGGTTTTATTCTCGGTAAGAACTCAGATCTGGCTCTGCTCAAAAAACAGGGGCAAGGCGGGACAATTGCCGTTGGCTCGGGAACACCGTTCAGGGTTCAGCGTTCAAGAGCGACCACTGTATCACCGGCAGACACCTTTGATGACATCCTCGTTATTGATGCCAATAACCAAACGACACTGCCTGGCGCGCTGTCTGCCGGCGGCAATATCGATAACACGTCGAAGGGTAAAGTGTTGACGCAGGCGATTGAGCTCTCATTTAGCACGCCATACATCGACTTTCATTTTAACTACAGCACCGACGACTTCACCGGGCGGATTATGGCCACTGCCGCCGATCAAATTAGTGTGCAAGGTAGTCATTGGCGAGTTGACAGGGATCTTCGTGTTGGTGGCATGGCAGATATTGGAGGCTGGACGCAATGCCGCGACGACCTTTCGGCCAACAAAACAGACTTTGGATCCCCTGCTATTGGTTCGTTGGTTTCAGGCGGAAGGATTCGATCTCGAATGCTCGGGCGCGGCGGTAACGTTGACACCTCCGGGGCGTGGGGCGGTTTCTATCTTGAAGAGTACGTGGGAACCGAACACAGGATTGTCATGTATATGGACGGCTTCGGGAGAACGGACGCATGGTCATTCCGCGCAGGGGGGACAATCTCTACACCTAAAGGCGACGTCCTGACCACTGGTTCCGACGTGCGCCTGAAAACAGACTTCACACAAGCGTCTGAAAACGCCTCAGAGCGCATTGAGCGCTTAGGGGTGTGTGAGTACCGGATGAAGGGGGAAACGCGCCGGAGGCGTGGTTTTATCGCTCAGCAGGCTGAAAAAGCTGATGATCTGTATACTTTCCTCGGCATCGAGCAGGAGATTGATGGCGAAAAATTCAAGGTGATGAATGTGGATTACACGGCAATCATTGCTGACCTGGTTACGGTGGCGCAGGGTTTACTGGTTAAAAATCAGGAACTGGAAAGGCGTATATCTGTACTGGAGGGGATCTGATTGCCCTACGATTAGCCGCTAATAAAAAACAGAACATAAAAGGCCCCTGCAATGCAGGGGCCTTTTTTCTTATGTGGTTTATTTTTTTTCTAACTCTGACTCAAGCAACGCCTCAATTTTTTTCATTAAGCTGGATGGAATCTTCCGGTTATCAAATTTTAAGGTAATGTAATTACCGTTATATTTCGCAACAACCCCTTCACCATATGCTTTTTCGGTCTTTTGTGTATCTTTTGCATTGGTCTTAATAAAATCCTGTAATGCCTGGATGATCCGCATAGGTTCGAACTTTTCACCCTGCTTCTTCATGCGTAGCAGCTGCTGCGCCGCATCGAGCATAGCTTTCTCGTTTCCCTGATATATCTTGAACAAGTCATGCCCCGCACGGGCTGATAGCTCACCAGGATGTTGAAAAATGGCGATGATATCTTTAGGCAGGCCAGCTGTGTTGATGCAGCGGGTTATGATATTGCGGTCCACCCCTTCTGCTTCAGCTAAAGCTTTTACGCTGCCGTCAAAATCTTTCAGGCGGCGCTGATATTTTTTCCCCCGCTCATATGCGCTTGTTGGTCGATAATCGTTGCCGATTTGAGAGAGCCACTGCATTTGTTCGTCATCGAGATCACCGACTAATACGCGATAATCGCAACCTGTAATGATGGCTGTTTTTCGGCGCCGAGAACCATCAGCAACCTCTATGATGCCTGCAGTTTTGCGAGCGAACGCCGGGTTCTGCTGCCCCGAAGTGAGGAATGACGGAACGAGATCGGCCAAGGACGTTTCGTTGAGCAGGTCTTGATCACGTTCATTACCGAGCCAAACCATCGTCGCCATTTCAACTTTATCCGCTGGGATAGTTTCCAGCTTAAAGTTAACGTTACGTCCACACACAGGCAGCATAATACTGTTTCCCGATAATGAACTAAGCTGGCGTTGCAAATCACCCACCATCGGTGACACAGGCTGTGATGCGGGCGCCTGGTGCGTCTTGCTCATAATGCTGTCGATGTTGGGGGCATTTTTTAAAATAGAGCGCTGTTTCACAATTAGTCCTCCCAACGAGGTTTAATCAAGTCATCGAAAATTTCTTGGCAAACAGGCTCCCAAATAGAGACTGCATTTCGCCATGCATTAAGCGTTGAACGCTGGTTCGCGGCCTGTTCAAATACTGTGCGCATTTTTATTTGGCCCTTTCCTACCTCATCCGTCACTCGGACAACCTGACGCAGGACCATCGATCCCCATGTATTTCTGATTTGCTCTTCCATCCAGCGCGATTGATTGCCAGTGGTCAGACTGTATTTCGTTAGTAACAGCCGTACAACAGGCTCAAAACCACCTAAATCAACGGTTTTAAGAAGGTCCAGAAGCATGGTGAAGAACTGCAGAACGGATGAATAATCAAATAGCTCTGCAGGGGTAGCCACGACGATAATATCGGCTGCGCAAACAACATTAATCGTACCTGTCCCTAAGTTTGGAGCGCTATCAATGACGATGATGTCATAGTTATCCCATACGGATTCGATAGCGGCCCGTAGCATCAGATGCGGAGGATGAGGTAGTTTTCCTTGGGCATGGTATTGCATCAGATCCGTTTCGATACGGTGCAGCGCCAGGCAGCTGGGGATAATGTCCAGACCTGGCCAGCAGGTCGGTTTTATAGCGTATTCCGCATTATCACGCTCACCAAGGTAAAACGGGAGCAAAGTATCCTCGGCATGGATGTGTAAATCCGGTACATAGCCGTGATACATCGAGGCGGTCCCTTGCGGATCGTTACCTTCAATGAGTAGCACTCGGTGACCTTGCAGAGCTAACCATTGAGCTTCATGCACTGCAGATGAGGTTTTATAAACGCCGCCTTTGTGCGACATAACAGCTAACACAGCTGGATTTTTGTCTGCAGGCCGTTGATTCGGATTGCCGAAAATGCTGCGCATATGGCTAATCTGGTCGATGGTATAGCCGGCGCGACGTTCAACGCGACCGCGTAACTCAAAATCAGGTGGTGGTAGTCGCCCATTTTTTTCAGCATCCCTAATTGCTTGCGGCGAAACGCCGATTAAATCAGCAACCTCGGTTATCCCCCAGCGACGAGTGATACGGCGAGCCTCGGGGCTATCATCACCAAATTGAGCTATAGCAATGGCCTGCGTCATCTCCTGCCCGCGGCTGATACATTCATGCAGTAAATTAATAAGCGACATTCCAATCCCCCTTGAGGAGTAATTTTCCTTTATGTTTTTTATCGTACTTTATGTATTTAACGCAAAGCAACGTAAAAAACGCAAAGTTGATGATAAAAAGCAAAGTTTATGATTTAACCAACAGAAACAGGCTTTTAGCGTGCTTAGCCAATGCATTATGAGTAGAAGGTAAGTTAGAAGAAGAAGTGTAAAACCTAACTTTATGTTTTTTATAGATAAAGTTGTTATCTGTCTTCAACTCTATCGGAAGATAACAGACTGCTTTCGAGGCCCTTTTTATTTAAAGGACATCAACCGATAAATAGACCACAACAACGTAACACTATCAGACAACATAAACACAAAGAAAAATTTAGGCTTCCCCATTCCTTAACTTGATCACAAAAACTCACATCATAACACAATTGCAGTCATAGGTTAATCACAACAATTGGCATCGTAACCAATTCAGAGAACATAATCAAGCATCATAACACAACGGCGCTACATATCAGCACACAATAGCCCATTATAC